CGTTGCTATATCCGGCCTATGGGTTCAAATATAGACTGCGACGCGTGTGTCGCTCAGGGACAAATTGAAGCCGCAAACCCGTTGTATGCGGAGCAACCTTTGCAAAGTTCCATGATCGCAGAAATGTGTGATGGAACTATGTATCGAGAACTTCAGGCATCGTGTGCTTATCTTAGATCCTTGCACCGTGAAGGTGAGTTAGGTAATGAGGTTAAAGCGTGGGCTAGACATTTTGTTTGTCCTAGTTGTAAGGCAAATGTCTCGCACAACTGTGTGTTCCACCGTAGATTCGTTTACGGTGAACAGGGAGTTGTAGACACGTATGCTAAGGATGTAGAGCTTCTGCAAGATTGTGGCACCATTTATAAGACGAAGGTGTACATGTTTAACGCAGTTCTTCAGTGGCGGTGTCTGTTCTTTCTACGATGGTGGTTTGAATGGCATATGGGCTATTTCTGGCGATTTAAGCTGGGAGTAAAATACCTTAATCAGTACGAGACGTATAAGTTGCTTACGGGGGCCATCGGTCATCGTGTAGCTGCGCATATTAATGTACCTGGGATTGCATTAGCCTTCCTTGCTACGATGGCAGTAGCGGGGGGTATGATGAAATTGGTAGCCCAAATGATGGATAGTTTTGGTACTAAAGATGTAGGTAGCATGCAAGCTGCGACATCTGAGGTAGGGAAAGCTCCTGACGCTGAGGTGTCGGTGAAACAACCCTACTACCATCATGATCCTTATACGGTCGCTCAAGTTGATGTTACTGCAGCCTCGCGATCAACGACAAACCACGAGGTTTTAGTGAAGAAAATTGTTGAGAATTCAGCATGTTTCTTAACTACGCAGCATTCGCAAGACGGATGCATTCAGCAGCAGAAAACTAAGGTTAATGCTGCTGTGTGCGTGACTGGTAGTATATACATGGTGAATAACCATGGTATTCAACCGTTCGATTCGTTTTACTTGACAGCTGTTCTTAGTGAACAGGCTGAATGTTTATCTCCAACTTTGAAGAACATCTTGGTGACCCCCTCGATGATTATTCGGAGACCTGATCTTGATGTTGCTTTCATTGAGCTACCCCAAATTCGCCCAGGTAAGAGTATTGCAGTACTTTTGCGGGCGAGGATTGAAAGGAGCCTTTGTTGGTGAACTTATTGGTCGCAGACGTTCAGGGCACGTGTTTCGAAACCCTGTCGCAAATGTGCGGCGTGTGGAAACGCTTGTTCAAGAACTAGCGCAAACCATGCCTGTGTGGTGGGGTGCGCCTGCGCAACCTACCCTAGATGGTGATTGTGGAGCCTTGTTGGTAACAACTGAGCCCATGCCCGCTGTCATTTTAGGCTTTCACATTTTTGGTGGCCCAAAGGCAGGACACCATCAATCAGGGGCTGTGCACATCTCGAAGGAGGATGTTGAGGAAGCTATTGTTTCGTTTAGAAGCAAGAATATCCAATCCTCCACCATTGAGATTAGTGCACCAGGTTGCACTAAGGTATTGACGGGACTTGATCGCAAAAGCCCTGTTCGGTATCAACAAGAAGGTACGGCCATTGTGTATGGTTCGTACACTGGATATCGTGTGGCGCGATCATCTAAAGTGGGCAAAACATTCATTTGTGATGCCGTGGCGAACAGAGGCTATCCTGCAAAATTCGGGAAACCGTTAATGAATTGGGAGCCTTGGTATGCTGCGTTGAAAGATTTGACGCGACCTGTGACGCTAATGGATTTGGATATCCTGCGCACAGTGACAAATGATTTCAAAAATGACATTCATGCTGGACTCAACGAAGAAAAGTTGAAGAAAGTGATGGTGTATGATGATGTCACGACCGTGAATGGTCAAGCTGGTGTGTTGTATTGCGATAAGATGAATCGCAACACCAGTGTGGGAGCACCTTATAAGTGCTCAAAGAGGTCGTTTCTGCGACCCATCGCTTCTGAGGAGGGACAAGACTTTGTAGAGTTTACTGACGACATCATGCAAATGGTGGATGATATCTATAAGCGCTATCAAAACGGAGAAATGGCTCATCCTATCTATTGTGGTAACACTAAAGATGAACCGAAGAAGCCTGGTAAAATGACCCGCGTATTCATGGGCTCTTCTGCAGCTGCGGCATTTGTTTGTCGCAAGTACAATTTGTCGGGAATTAAGCTTATCCAGGAAAATCGCTTTCTGTTTGAGTCTGGACCTGGTACTGTTGCCCAATCTGCGGAATGGGAAGAAATTCGTGAGTACCTCTCGCGGTTTCCCTTAGATCGTGTGGTTGCCGGAGATTACGGAAAATTTGATAAGCGGATGTCCTCCGCCATCATTTTGGAAGCTTTCTCTGTCCTCGCATCAATTTATGAGAAAGCAGGTTATACTGCTGAAGACATGAAGTGTGTGTGGGGTGTGGCGTATGACACTGCTTTTCCAGTAGTTGATTACAACGGTGATTTGCTGCAATTTTATGGTAGCAACCCCTCTGGACATCCCCTGACCGTAATCATCAACGGTCTTGTAAATGCTCTCTACATGCGGTACTGTTATGCTATCCTGTCGGAAACAGGAAATGCAAGAAATTTTAAGAAACATGTAGCTCTGATGACGTATGGTGATGATAATATCATGACTGTTTCGCCTGAGTGTGACTTCTTCAACCACACAGCGATTAAAAAGGTGTTGGCTGACATTGATGTGGAATACACAATGGCTGAGAAGACAGCGGAATCTGTACCATTCATATCATTAGACAAAGCGTCTTTCCTTACACGGGTTTGGCGCTGGGATTCTGATGTAGATGCGTATATGGCTCCACTGGAGCATGAATCCATCGAGAAGATGTTGACGTCGAGATTGATGAACGACGCCATTTCTCCTCAAGCTCATTCCATTGCTGTGATTGCAACAGCAGTGCGTGAGTACTTCCATTATGGGAAGAAGACTTTCGAGTCACGTACAAAATTACTTAAAGGAGTAGTTAGTGAATGTGGCCTAGAGAGATATGTGAACGACTCGACCTTCCCGCCTTGGGAAGAGTTGTACGAGCAGTTCTGGGGTAACTCAAAACATGTCACTCTAAAACGTTGGGCTAATACCCCACCCGGCGAGCTTCCTTTGGCCCGCCTACAAACTCGCAAAGGCCCGACTAGCCCTGCGTTTAAACAAGTTCAGAACAAACTAATCATGGAGTGGAATGAGACCCTCCCAGGTAGTTCGGTGAGACCAAATGATCCGACAGAATTTGATGACGTCCCCAATGAAGGATGCCGATTGCAGGCAGATATCATTGTGAC